GTCCTTCCCAGTCGATCATGATAGGGCCACGAAGATGCCCAACCACCCGGATCAGGTTATCCAGCTGTGCCTGGACCGGGTCGTCTGTGAGGAAGTGATAAGGTACGACCAGCCGCGTCGTACCAAGCGCCCCGCCGAGATTCGCTTGGAATCGAGGATCGACGTTGCTTACGCCCTGCGTTGCCTTAACCATCACCATCACAATCGAGGCTGGTACTTCGCGCCAGTTAATTGGACCGTTCCAGTGCGACACGTCGATGACACCGCCGAAGGTCGCTGTCGGGGACCAGACTAGCTTTCCGGGCGCAAGGTACATCAGATCACCTTAACAAGAACACAAAGAGGAGCACCCAAAGAACGGGATTCCCAAGGCGGCATATCAGGAACGCCGCCTGAAAAGCATTGAATAGCAAGTTCACCGCAAGGGCCATCAGCTAGCTTCTCCACCACTCACGTTCCTTTTCTCCTCTGCAACGCCTTCTGCTTTTCCAGCTTCCCGCGCCAAAATCTCAAGGCGGTGTGACATGCCGTTAGTCTGCATCTTGACTTCCTCTATAGTGGTTGCCACGCCGTCGAGCTTGTCCGCTGTTACAAGTGCTATGGCGTGCGCGTTCTGCGTCGTGACAGCTAAAACCTTGACAGCATGAGCAGTCCGACGACTCGAAATGAATTGCTGAATGAGCCCCCACAAGACACCGATGGCTATGATGCCGGACGGAGAAATCCACTCGTAGATCAGCTTCGCTGTCATTGCCCCAACAGCGTCTTTCTCTGCACGGCGTTCTGGTCAGGAGCTCCAAACGGCGACGTGAGAATGGTCGAGCCAAGCCCGCCGTATATGCTTGGCATCTGCGATGATGGCCCTGCCATCGTTCCCGCGAAGGTAGGCGGGTTCGGTGGCGGAGGCGGCGGTGCAGGGGGTTTCGGCGCTCCGAACATCACGGCAGCCCATTCTCGCCGTTAATCTTGCCTGTCATCTGTGGCCGTTCTGAAGCCTCCTGCCGCTTCGACTGATCGCCACTGTAACGCTGCATCGCGCCGCCGAGGGGCGATACGCACCCACGCGCGTTGGCGTCGCCCCTCGCCTCGGTCGTGTGGACGGTGTGAGCTTGTCCGCCGCGCGTATGTGAACTGTTACCTGCCATATTATCCTCCTAGAAGCTCGATTTATCTACAGCCGCGCGTCCGCTGTGGCGTGGATACAATAGTTGGAAGCGATGACGGGGGCTGTGGTGATCTCGCCGATTGGCACGCCCGTCGTGCCCTTAGCGACCGGAATATCGACGCTGACTGTTGCGTCTGCTGCGCCCGTCACGTTGCGCCAGTTGGCGTTGCCGGCGCTCGGATTGTAGGTCACGATCGTCGGCGACGCGCGCATCTCGACCGGGAAGCGCCATTCGACGCCGAGGGTCGCTATCGTCGTGCTCTCGCCCACCGTACACAGCGAGCCGGCCAAGCCGCCGGTCTGCGCCACCGCCGTCCCCTGCGGAAAGGTCTTGGCGTAGTAGCGGCTCGCGATCTCGATCTCGTCCTTGTATTGCAGGGGGATGAACGGCGTCGGGACCGGGGATACCTCCAGTTTGACGTTGCCCATCTGGAAGGTCGCCGCCGAGGTCGTCGTCAGCGCGGTCTGCGCCGAGCTGCACTCTATATCCGAGGCGGCCCATGTGGCAGCCGTTCCTTGGAATGTGGACCCGCATTCTAGCAACACTCGTACACCGGCTCCTGCCGCTACTCCAGTCTGAATCCATGTGCCAGCGGTATCACCCGGAATGACAATGACACACTTCGTCCACGTCGCTGCTGTCAGAGCGCAGTTCTGGAAATACGCACGGGTTGCGGCGGCGTTGATGAGAGCTACCCCATAGGTGCCTGTAACCGAGGATTTCATCCACGCGCTGAAGGTAAGAGTGTTGGCCCCGGCCGCACCAAAGGCCCAGTTGCGGATGTTGTTGGCCTCAATCTTCTGCCAAAAGAAGGTGCGCTGCCCGGCTGTCGGCGCGCTCCCGCCCGTTCCCACGGTGTATTTGATGCTGTGCTGCGCGCCTGGGGGAGCGTCGGCTGAGCGTGTCGTGGTGGGCGATCCGGTGGCGCTGGTCTGACTGCCAATAATCCACCCGTCGAGCGTGTTCGTGTTGCCGCCCGTTGGCGTCGCGTAGGGCCGCGTTGCATCCAGGCTCTCGTTGACCTGATCGACCTCCGCCCCGCCGTTGAGGAGGACGCTTGGAGCCGGCGTCTGCTTGAAGTCGATCGCCGACCAGTTCATCGTCGTCGAGGTGAACTCGCCCGAGGGCGTCCCGATAAGCTGGTTGCCGGAATAGGCGACGCTCAGCGCCGCGCTGCCGACGTTGAGGACCGTTCCGCCAGCCGTGCCGTTGTTGTCCCACACGTTCCCGGTGATCGAGTATCCGGTGCCGTCCAGGAGGTTGAGCACCGATCCGCTGGAGACCGAATCGTTGTGGGCATTACCAGTGTAAGTGATATTACGGACCCATTTCGATGCGGTGTTCGGGGTGCCGATTCCCACATAGAGCCCGTTGCTCAATACCGGCTGCGCCGCGATGGACGACATCTGATTGCCGGTGATGATGACGTTGCCGTACTCGACCCCGGAGATCGCCTGGATGACGCCGATAGGGGAGATACGGTTTTCTTCGAGCGAGTCGGCGGAAATCCTCACGGTGCCGGTCGGCCCGGTTGTCATGTTGGCAAGAAATCCGAAGCCGTTTCCAATGAGCTTTGAGCCAACGATGGCGATGTCGCCGCCGGCACGGAACTCGAACCCGGCGGTGTTCCCGTACCAGTAGGTCGGCGTGCCCCCGCCCGCGCTCGATGCGTTCGCGTTGGTGTCGGCGGTGATCGTGAAGGTGTTGGCGTCTACGACCGTGACGGGGTAGTAGCCGTGGATCGTGATGTTGTTGAAGACGGTCGCGCCGTACCAGATGGCGATCTGTCCGGTGGACATGCCGTGCGCGGTGTGCGCCACCGTGACGGTCGGCGTCGTGTTGACCGTCGTGAAGGCGTTGTTGCCCTCGGTGCCGGTCGTGCAGCGATTAAGGCAACGGAGCCGGGTTGCAGTGTAGGCGTCCTCGCCACCGTCCTTGACGATGGTGTTTATCTTCAAGATACCGTCGTGCCCGTGATTTATCGACTCGAAGTTATTCGTCTTGAACGCATAGGCGGAATCGAGGCGAATACCGTCCCAGGCGTTCGAGCAAATGACGCTATCGACGTAGCTCCGCTCGTTGTACGTTGAGCCTCCGGTGCCGGTGTAGCTAAGACAGGCTCCGGATGTCTTTGGAGTATCGCTGTCGATGTAGAGATCGCGGATGGTTACGGCACCCAGCGAGGCGACGGCAAACACGTCACCCGTCGTGCGTGTGTCTCGGATGACCGTGCCGCCGGTATTGCCTGTCCCCTGGTTGGACCCTTTCCCCGCGCCGACGATGCTTATCCCGCTCGTGATGTTGATCGTGCCGCTGACGTGGCACAATCCGGCCGGGAGCACCAAAACCCCGCCACCATTTCCGGTCGCCGGGAAAGCCAACGCCCGCGCTAGATTTACGGCGGCCTGGAGCGCCGATGTGTTGTCGAAAACATTGTCGCAGATCATGCCGCTGTTGGCACCGTAGACGTAGGTCTTGCCGATGCCGAAATTGTTGAGCACGTCGGGCAGCGTCGCGTTGGAGCCGTCGGTATTTAATTTACCCGCAGCAACAGCGGTAGAATTTTCATCGTGAACTACCTGCGCAAACGCACTTCCGTAGAATAAAATAACCGCTATTGCAGTGAGATATTTCATAGTGCTTGCCCCATGAACTTGGCGGTCGCTGACGCTGTAAGAGTATCGCACCCCGTCGTTGAAAACGCTGCAACGATTCCAACAGGTGAGGTTGTTGCTCTTATAGGCGCTTCCCACTGCGCAGCGACGGCACCTTTGGTACCGTCAGAAGAAACTGGCCAGCACCAAAGCGGTGTCACCGCCCCATTCGCGGGTATTGCCGTCGCATTAAACACCATCACGTAGCCACTCGTCGCACCAATTTTGACTGAGAGACTATACAGAGATAGAGCGTTTCCGGTTGTCCCTCCAGCCGGCTTGAAAACGTAGTTACTGACTGAATCAGCACTTGCCTGTTGCTGGATACTGCCGATAGGTGGTCCCCCTGGTGAGGGCTGCGCACCGGCTGCGACAGCCCATAACAGAGCTGTCCCCACTAAAGCGAGTTGCTTTGACATCTTAATCATGGCGTTTATCCAGGTCAGAATACTACGAAGCCGATCTTGACGGTGCCGTTGAGGGCGCTCGTCGCGTGCGTGTTCACGATGTTGACAGTGATCGTGCCGGAGCCGGGCACGCAGGAAGCGATCCAGGGATAGCCATTAGTGACCAGCGTACCACTGTACCCAAGGTCGGTGCACTGGATAACGTCCGTGGCGGCGACTGAGGAGTCGTTGATGACATAGGCAGTTGCGGCGGTCGCGCCCGCTGTGGTCAGGGTACCTGTGGTGGCAACGCCACGCTGACCGTTGCAGGTAACGGGCGTTGCGCCGGTGACTGTGCAGGTCGCCCCGCCAAGACGGACGTTGCCGGTGCCAGCTGCCGCGACGGAGAGGTCGCGGTTGGCGTCCGCGCCAGAACCGCCCAACGTCAGGGACGGCGCTGCACCTGTCGCCGACGGTGTGGCGATCAGGTGGTTAACGATGGTGCCCGTGGGGTTCACGACCTCGAAGGCTGCGTTGGCGTTGGCGGCCCCGCCGACGAAAACGCTGGCCACGCCTTTAGTCTGTAGGGCCAGCCCTACGTTGGTGTCGGTGCCTGTCCCTATGATAGACGGGTAGGCTGGATTGGCAGTCGCCGCACCGTTCAAGGACAGAAAATCGACCGCCGACGCGACCGTATTGGCCTGTACCGACGAGTTCGCCACGGTGGTACCGCCCAAGGCCACCGTGCTGGTGCCCTTGGGAAAGAGGCCGATGGGAATGGTGGCTCCGGAGCCGGTTGTGGTGATGGGTACCACGTTGGTTGAGGTAGAGCCGGTCACGTTCAGGTTGTTGACTGCGGAGGCGGTACGTAGGACAGAGAACTGAACCGCCGTATCGTCGGTCAGGAATCGAAGGTTGCCGGTTCCCTTTGTGCCGAAGTCCATCGCCTCGGCGGCGTCACCAGACGCCCCGCCCGCCTTGACAGACGGTACGCTGCCGGTCGCCGCACCAGTCACGACGACTTGATTGACGCCGCTAGAGACGTTTGGTGCGAGGAGCGCTGTCGTGAACAGCGGGTCGGCTGAGGAGCCGGCCGATACGAGTGCTGCGCCGACCGTGGCGGACGGTCCAGCGAAACCAACGGCCGAGGTGCCCTCACCGATTAGTACGCTACGCGCTGTCAGGGTTGTCTGGCCGGTCCCACCACTAGGTACCGTACCTGCACCAACGCCGGCCGCTACGGTATTCTGACAGAGGTAGTTGGTACCGTCCGAATACGCTATCACGCCGGTGTTCTGCGTAAGGGCAAGCGTTGCCGCTCCGCAGATTGTGCTGGTTGTCGGCGTGATGGTAGCTGTGCCCGCGCCGATGTTCTGGAAGATGAATTTGCGGCCGGGCGAGAAGCCCGGCGTTCCTGCCTTTGGCAGCGTCACCGCCACCGGCGAGCCGTTCGAGAACGACACGAGCTTACCCGAATCGTTTGGGATGACCGTATAGGTCGTTCCGGTTTGGGCGTTGGGAACGCCTGCGTATGAGTCCGCACCCTCCCACACCTTCCCAAGCGTGGGTCCGAGGAAATATTCGGTGCCGGGCGCGCGGGTCTGTGCGTCGGCAGTAGCGACGAGGGCGAGGACGGCACCAACGGCCGCCGCCAGAATCTGGTTAATACGCATTGGACTTCCCCTTGGGCTTGCGCTTTGCAGCGGGTTTCGCTTTCTCGGCGGGCTTCCGCTTGGAGGCGTCGGCGAGGTTGAGTGTGTTGACGTTGGATTTCATGCCGATTCCTTCTCAGGCCCGCTTAGTCCTGGCCGCGGGTCAGCCTCTGTGCGGTGCATTTCTTGTGCAACGTCAGCGTGAAGTTTTATAGCCGCCATTGATAAGCCGCCAAGATCAATACCACTTGTCCACGCTGTGCGCCAACGGCCATCAACTCGTACTACAGCGACGATCGCATCGAGATCGTCCCTTGCCGCAATCTGTGCTAAAAGCACGGGCACGCTGACGCTCTTGTTGTTTAAGGGCTCGACGCTCATGCCGCAGCCCTCATAGGGGTAAAAGCAATCATGAGCTGTTTTCGTCGGCTGTTCGACTGCCGCACTATGTCGATTATGGCAGCAAGAACTGTTACCACCACGCGTGCAGCAAGACGATCTGTACTAAACGGATCGTAGTCAAACTCTATGAGAGGACGGCGTATGCCTTCGTGCCCCGCGTCGAGGTTCGGCATCACCGGAAAGGCGAAGGTCAGCGCGAGTGCATCAGCCCAGTCGGGCGATGCCACACCGCGCCGCTTCATGTCCTCCTTACGTTCGAGCTGTATCTCGTCTCGCGCATTGAACCCGTAGGTCGGCGCGACCAGTTGTTCGGCAAGAGTGTCGTCGTCCTCGATAGCGCCACCGGCGTCTAGCCACGCCCGCGCAGCCCCCCATATTTCGGCGCGCTTGTTAGCGTAGCTCTCGCCCTGCGAGAGCAGGTCGCCGCGCGACGCCTTACCGCCGAACTGCACATCGTACACAGAAAGACGAAGCTGTCGGCAACGGTCCACAACACCTCCACCAACACCACCGCCATCAATAAAGATAGCATCGGCGTGGAGGTGTTGAGACAACTCCACGACTCTTGCGGCGACGGACATGGTATCAAGTCCCCGCAGCCGCACAGCGGGAGTAGTGCGGGCATCGCGGCCCTTCCGCACCACGAGGACAGTTTCATCATCACCGAACCTCGCCACGTCAACGCCGATGATTAGGGGGTCGAAGCGCTGCGCAACGGCTTCGCGCTGGCGGGCCTCCGCCACGGCGTACGCAGATATAAACTCGAGTGCGCCAACCCTGGGAAATACACCCTTGACACGTACTCGGAAAAAGTCCGAGTCATCGCCGTACGCATCTGCCCAAGCGGCAATCTGCGACTTGTTCGTGAATGATACCTCACGTGCATCGACCTGCGTGGTGTACCATCGCGCGTCGTCGAATGTAGAACGGAAACGACCCGACGACCTCGTCGGATTGCCACAAACGAGCCATACCCTCTCAGTGTTCTCATCGGTCAGGAATCCTTCCGAGGTTTCCCATATCACGTCGGGGATGGAGGACGCCTCGTCGTAGATCATAAACACGCGGCGGCCCTGATTGTGCAGGCCGGCGAACGCCTCAGGGTTGCGTTCGGACCACGCTACCATATCGACCCGCCACGTCTTGGTATGCTCTGGATCGACGGAGAAGATGGAAGTGGCTTCGAGTTTGAAGAGGTCTCGGCCGACGAAGAGGCGGTGCCACTTCGCGAGTTCGGCCCAGGTCTTAGTTTTTAATTGGGTCTCGGTGTTGGCGGTGACCACGCCCCGAGTGTCAGTCGCAGTGGACAGGGCCCACAAGATGATCCAAGAGACCAGAGCTGATTTCCCGACACCGTGGCCTGAGGCAACAGCCTCCAGCACAGCCTGTGATGGGGACAGTCCGTTTCCAATGCGAGTGAGGAGATCGGCTTGCCACTGTTCGGGTCCGCTTCGCGAAGTGAGTTCACCTTGCCCCCACGGGAAAACGGCGCGGACGAACCCGAGTGGGTCCGATGCGAAGGTTGCGAGGAACTCTATGAGTTCATCGAGGGTGCGGTCGTCGATGTCGATCATGGGTGCTGCCCCTGGGGAAGGGCGAAGGGGAGAGCTTCCCCAGGGGCACCCAGCGCCGGGCTTGCGTCTGCTCGCTCTTGCGTGCGTGCTGCGTGCCAGCGCACCCGTCGTATCCCCGGTAAGGGGACGGTGGGCAGCGCTGCCGCGCCACCTCGGGCCCTCGCCGATCCCGTCGCTGTCGAACCCTGCAGCCTCCCGATCAGGGAGCTCTCCCACGCCTCATTCAGTCGTGGTACGATAGCTGCGTAAGGGCCGGTGCTTGTGGACCAGCTCAGCTCGTTCAACGAAGTTGCTCCAGCAACAGTTCGGCAAGACGCCGCGCCACGTCGTACACATCGACCTCGGAGAGGTCGTCGGGGATCGCCATTTGGGCGAGCTTGAACTGCGGTCCGTCGGGAATGCGCTGGAACGAGACCGGCGGGTCGATGGTGTCGTAGATGATGGTGAGCTGGGCCATCAACGCGACCTAGTTCAACTGCCCAAGGAAAGGCTTGACTCTAAACACTTCACTGTTCTCCTCTTTCGCCCAGCATTCGGATGCCGAATTGAGTTTCCGAACTTCGGCGCAAACTTCCTGAGACGGCATAGCAATATATGTCTTGTCGTATCTCGCTTGGAAACCTGGAAAAATTCCAGGGTCTCCTGCGCAGTTGTTGCAAGCTGTCATAACGAGAAACCAGACGATTGGTGCCATCTCAGTGCGCCCGTGCTATTCCGGCGATCGCAAGCTGCGTGGCGGCCTGCCGCACGCCCGCGAGCGAGTTCTCAACGTGGAGCCACGCCGGCTGCTCACGGTAGAACGCCAGCTGTTTGGCCGCGCTTTCGGCCACTTTGATCGCTTCGAGGAAGTTTGTGAACGCCTCGGCGTCGGAGTAGGCGGCCCGCCCCAAGATGCCGTCGTGCTGTGCCATCACTTCTTCTCCTGGTGGAGAGTGTGGTACTCGGCCTCCGAAGGCCGCGACCGGCCCTCGATCAGCTCGATGCGGCGTGTCAGCCGATCCTCTAGCGAGGTCATTATGTTCATTGTTCGGGCGCTCTGATCGTGCCGCGCCGTGTCCTGCTTGTCGATCTCCGCCAACATCTCCCGGCGGATGTCAAGGCAGCGGCTATCGAACTCCACCCTCGTGACCCCGCTTCCTACCACCTGCAGCCGTAGGCCATCGAGACACTCGTCGAGGTGGTCAAGACGTTTGTGCACGCCCGCGAACTCATTGAGGCGGGTGTTCTTCGCGTGCGCCACGTAGAAAAGGACGACCGGCACGAGAATGCCGTTAGCGACGAGAAGCGTGATCGAAGCGACCTCATAGTTGCTGAGGCCGCTCACGGTGTTCATAGGCACGTCCAAGACCGAGCGGTGCTCACCATCTGATCCTCCTCAGGCCGCCTCATCTTTCCGCCGGCGAGCCGCGTCGAGCCGCTCGCCGATGTTCAGGTTCATGTTCTTGTTGACGGAGCGCTGGACCGGCGCGAACCCGGCCCGATCCGCGAACGTCTTGAATATCTCGTTCAGCAGCGCCGGTGACTCGATCTCGTCGTCCTGCACCATCTCATGAATCCGCTGCGCCGCATCTTGCGCGACCAGCTGCATCTTCGCCTCGAACTCCTGCGCCACCGCGTCGGCGTTCCGTCGGTAGAACTCCCGGAGTTCCTGAAACGCCGGATCCGCCTGCAACGTCGAAATCCGCGACGGAGAGTACCCCGTCTGCAACGACACCTGAAACGGCGTGAGCCCGTGCGCCAGGAGCCGCGCAACGGCGTGATGGCTGTCCCGGAGCCGCTTCAGCGTCGGCGCGCGTGCTACCCCTCGCTCGCCCTCGGCAAGTTCGCGGATCGGGCCGGCAATTTCCAAATCCAACGTCATGCGCCACGATGGCACATCCGCCGCAGCGTGTCAAGGAAAATCGTCTCGGGGCGTCGGAGGGTGCAACGCGAAAGGCGCGGAGGGGGATGTACAATTTGTTTGCAGAGTTCATGTTTGCTGAGGGGGGTATGCCCACGACCGAGGGGGGCGTCTCGACGGCGGTACCCCGGCTAGGCGGCGTTTTTGCATGGCACCCATGCAAAACAAAGGATGTACACCAGCCGGGGCGCTGTGCGATGATGATGATGTTGCGAATGGCAACGTCAAACCTGGGACGAAGCAAATGGATATGGGTAACAGAACGGTGCCGCTGGGCCGCAACGCCAAGTACGGCACGATGGAAGTGGACACGAGCAAGTTCGCCGATCACGTTCACGATCACGTGTACGACTACGGCTTGCGCCAAATCCTTAACGACGCGATCGCCGACAAGACGGATGACCATGGCGCGCCACTCTCGGACGGCGATCTGTACGCCAAAGCCCAAAAGCGGCTCGACACGTTGTATAGTGGCGAATTGCGGGTGCGGCGCGAAAGCGCCGAGCCGATTGATCCCGTCGACGCCGAAGTGTGGCGGATGGCGAAGAAGGCCATCACCACGGCGATGAAAGGTGCACCCGAATACGCCAAGACCAAGGGCGAAAAGGATCGCGTCCTGGCCACCATCGTGGCGCGTGGCCGGGCGGCCACGTGGGAAGAAGCCATTGCTATCCACGAAGCGGCCAATCCCAAGTTGCGGCCGGCCGCTACCCGTATCGTGAAGGAACGGGCCGCGACGGGCGTGGTTGACGTTGACCTCTAACATGGAAAGGGGCGGGGGCGCAAGCCCCCGTGTCCATCAATGGACGGTCCATTGGTGTACACGGCCCTGGTTGTTCTGCTTCCCCCAATTTGCTGGTTGAAAAACCACCCCCCCATTTCCCATATAGAGAGATTGTTTAATTTTTTTTTTTTTTAAAGTAACTGAAAAAAAATGTACATGCCTCACATCCCCCCATTCACAAGCAACACATTGGGGGATACAGATCACTTGACAAACACCACCACAATATGTCACAATTGATCGAATTTACCAACCAGGACACCAGCCATGGCCAGAGGTCGCCCCCGTGTAGGTCACTCATCATACACCGACGTATCCCCCCTCATGAACAACGCGCTCGCAATGCGCCCGGAACAACTCCCCATCCAAATTCGCTGCGCAAGCGAGTCAGTCGCTATCCGGTCAATTCACAGAATGAACCAATACCGCATCCTCTGCCGACAAGAGAACCCCGAACTCAAATCAGTCTACGACCCGTACGTCTTTCGCCGTAAAGGTGACTGGCTTGAGATAGACATTCGTGGCCGGCTCGACATATTGCAGATGTTCGACGGCCAGGGCAACCCCCTCAACATAGACACAATGCAAGCGCGCGCGCCAACGCCTGAAGAGGCGCAAACCTTAATCGACAAGTCCGAGAAGGCACCCATCACGCCCGAAATCCAGGCCCAACTCGACATCGTGAAGCGCGACTTCGACGAATACCAAGACATGCTCAAGCACGGCCCCCACCGCCTCGACCCTGACAAACCTCTCATCGACGACGAGGAGCCAACCAATGCCGAATCATAACCTCTTCGCGGTCAGGGAGGCCGTAACAGGAACAGCCGACTTGCAGCCCCAATTCACGGAAATGGAGAGTGCGATGGACGACGCGAAGGATATGTACGAGTCGCAGCCGAGCCTGCGCCTGCGCAACACCGAGGCCAGGTTGGCCCGGCTGATCCAGGCGGTGGAGAGGACGGTAGAGTATATGCACGCATGCGGCTGGCACTCCATTGATCTCGACGATCTGCTCGCCGCCGTTGAGGAGGCGAAGAAGCCGTGAAGGAGGCCCAATGTATGTTCACAGTTGTGTTGACGTGTGCCCCGAAATGTGATAACGTCGTGACGTTGGTTACACGAGAGGAAACCTGGGAATGAAAATATACATCCGGCAATACAGCGGCCCATTTGCCACAGCACCGTGGCGGGTTCACATTTGGACCCTCCAAAAGACGGGCCGCTACACGTTCCTTGGCTTCAATGCCGAGTCTTTGGCAGAAGCCAAAATCATCATCGCCCGAGAGAAGTCAAGAGGGGCATCCAGCCGATGAAATTAGACGTCGAAACACTCAAACGGGCGCGGCCCGATGTCTGGGATAAGTGGCGCGAACTCTTTCCCAAATCGAAACTGTCGCGCGATACTCTCTATCGCCTCTGTGTGGAGGCGATAGAGAAAAGGCCGGATAAAATCCTAACCGGCATCTTTCCATACCTTGACGGGGGATCAACCTTATGACAACCGAACATACCGACCGCGTTGAAATCGAATTCCTCACCGAGCTCCGCAAGCTCCACACCAAGATGGATTGGCCGCGCTACAAGCGGACCAGTCTCATCCTCGAAGTCGACTTCTCGTTGGAAGACCCCAAAATCACGCTCACCTGGTCAGGTGAATACGGCGACGGCAGCGTGAAAAACGCCGAACTTGGCCCTCTCATGGACGAGGTATATCGGCGGCTTGGCTACGACGATCGTGCCGAAGCGGCGATCTCGTCCAAGACCCGGCGGCTGGCCCCGCCGCCAAGCCCAGAAACAGCCGACTCAAACACCGCCGTCTAAGCCGAAACGCGCGCAAGCGCGTCCACCCGTAGGCCGCGTATCTGGTGCTGATGAGGCTCCGCGGTAAAGGAACCTGGGACATGTCACCAACAGTCATCTTCACAAGCCGGCTCGGCCGCCGTAACGTGATCCAAAACCTCGACGTGTGGTCCGGCCAGCATATCGACTTCTTCGACGACGCAGACTACCACGATACCTTCGTCGCACCTGACCCCGACGAATATCACGGCCTCGAAATGCGCGACTCACAGCCGCGCCGGCGGCGCTTTGCACGATGGAGCAGCCAATGACCTATGATCCAACAGGCCCCGGCACTCCAGCATGGGAAGCATCTGAACGCGCAATAAACCACGGACAGATGGGCCGCCCAAATGAGTTCCAAGCTGCCATTGACGAAATGACGAGAGAACTACTCGCCAACGGCGCTTCAGCTCAAACAATTCGTGAGTGGGAAACTCACATCATGGAGAGGATTATCTTGAAAGAGCCTGAATACGACGATGGCGGAGATATGACATGACCCGCCTCAAACTCTCTCCAGCAGCCCTTGCCGCCCTCAACCAATACAACCTCGAGACAACCGGACACGGTATCGCCGGCTCCGGCCATATCACTAACCCAGAAACCATCGCCCGTCTCCAGCTTTTAGCCCTCCCTGATGAAAATCTCAATGACACTATCATTCGGCTCTGCAACAACCCTTCCTTGGCGAGGCCTCAATGACCAGCTATCACATCTATCGCCGCCTCGTTCGATCGGCGCGCCGCTTGCGCCCGTCACATTGGCGTTACCTAACCCCTCGCCGCCGCTATAGCGGCGCATGTTGGGAGACCGATCTGGTACGGAGGATGGCGCTGTGAGCGTCGCCCCCGCATGGGCCGTCACCGCTTGGTTCGACGGAGAAAAATTCATCGTCGAACAGGCCGGCCAAACCTTCCACTTCGATCCATGCGAACCTGCACGGATCACCGCCTTCCTCAAGACCCTCCACGCGCGCGGCGCCACGCTACGCACGTCATACGATGCGGAGGCGGAAGCGCGGCTGCGCTTCGCCGCATCGTGGCAGGAGAAGGGCGCTGAAATTCGTGCTCGCGAAGATGCGCGCAAAGCACGGGAACATGAGGCGCTTTTGCGCCGCGCCTCCAAAGTACAGAAGCGAAGGGACGCGATTAAGCTATTAGCGGAGGTCGGGCTGTGAAAACCGATACTAGAGGAAAACCTTACGCCTCTCTGGCGCAAACCAAAGCGGGTGATTTCCTACAGGCAGATAGTGACTTCTACTCAGACCGAGCAGATGGTACCGACTTCCACTGCATAAGACCCGGACGCATCTGCAGGGTTGAATACCATGAGGCTGGCCTTTATGTTACCTGTGCTAAAGGTAAACATTTCTTGTCGGGCCAACTTCACGAGGACGACGACTCCCTTATAGGATTTTATTCGCCGTGAACCGCGCTGCCACATTCACTCTCGCAGCCCTCATCGCAGGGGGTTCGGCCTTCGCCCTCGTTGCCCGCGAAGATTTCCCTGACCCGACTCTCACGCCGGGTCAGGTCGCCTCTACCAACATCCATGAGATATGCGCTTGGGGCTATTCTCAGGCGCATCGCGGCCCCTCACAGCGCAGCGCGGTCTTGCGCCGATACGGAATCACAGGCGTTTTCTACGGAGAAATCGACCATCGTATTCCGCTTTGCCTCGGCGGCGCGGATACCTTGGAGAACCTGTGGCCCCAATCAGACTTCAAAACAAAGGACCGTCTTGAATGGGCAACGTGCCGGGCCGTCTGCCAGGGCAGACTGGACCTGGGCAAGGCACAACAGCTTTTTATGGGAGATTGGAGATGAACGTCAACGAAATCTGGAAATTCAAGCTACGCAGGGGCAACAGCGCGAATCCGCGCGAGGGGGCTTGCCTCTTGGATGCGGTCTCGTGGCTGGAATATGGCAGGCTGGGGGACCATCCGGCTTGCGTCTGTCCGGTATTCGCGGCCTTTGGGCGCGACATCAACGACGCGATGAGCGACGCGGGGCGACAGCGGCTCAAGCTGTTCATTCCGCGCCTGGTGGGGACGGTGGACCCGGCGCATGAGCAGGAGCGGGCCGAGTATCTGGCGTGGCAGGCAATCCGCGTCTTTGTGCCTCTGGCGTTGGAGGCTGTCGGCCAACACAAACACGCCGCGATCCTGCGCGGCTTCACCGGCTCGCTTGTGGAGGCGGCGTGGGCGGCGTCGGCAGCAGGGCGGGCGGCAGAGGCGACAGGGTCGGCAGCAGGGTGGGCGGCAGAGGCGGCAGGGTGGGCGGCGTCGGCAGCAAGGGCGGCGGCGAAGGTGGAGAAGGCGGAGAAGGCGGCGAGAGCGACATGGTTGGCAACGTCGGCAGCGAGGGCGGCGAAGGCAGCGGACTGGGTAGCGTGGGAGGCGGTAAAGGTGGAGAAGGCGGCGAGAGCGAGGGCGGCGGGGGCGGAAGATGCCATGATCGCCGCGTTTGAAGGCGTCCTTGCCATTGGTAGGCAAGCCGAGATCATCGAACCGGCGCGCTTTGACGCAGCTATCAAGCTGTTCGAGGAGGTGCGCAGCTGATGACTCCCGACGAACAGGAGGCCCTCTCCCGCGCCCTCTCCAACGACATCATCATCACGTTGCTGCTCTCCAGCGGCAACATCGCTGTTTTCAACAGCGCCCGCGCGCTATGCGGCATTGTAGCCGATTGGCGACAAGTGAGGCTGGTGTGGTATGCGCCGCCCAGGAACAGCCGAACTGCAGCCGAACATCGTCCGACTTTAGAGGAGCTTGGCTTATGACCGCCCAGGTTGTCAGGCTTGAAAATCCGGTTGACATCGTGGCGATGCTGCGAGGGGCGGCCGATCGGATCGAGGCTGGAAAGTATCCCGATCTGCAATTCATCACCGCTGTTTTTGTCAATCGAGACAGCAGCTTTATCACTTACGGGTGGGGCCAGGTGTCCACTTTGGAAGCGATCGGCTCGCTGGCTCTAGCAATTCGGAGCGATCTGGTAGACGAATGAGCGAACATCGTCCGACTTTAGAGGAGCTTGGACTATGACTTACAACAGCACTGACGCTTGGGCCTACGGAATGCTTGAGCTTATCGGAACTTTCATTGCTCGATCCGATCTAGACTCAGCGGGATGGGAACGCCTGAAAGAGCTTATTCCACGTTACTGCAGCGGGGAGCGCGCAACCGAAGCAGCAATAACCCAGTTTATGGCGCAACTGGAACACATCAACGAAGAGCTGTTTAGGCACAGTGGAGGACCTTGCAGATGAGCCGTGACCCAACCCCCGAACAGGCGGCGATCCTCGCCGCCTCCGTCGGCACCGCCGACAACCTCCTCGTCAACGCCCTTGCGGGCACCGGCAAAACCTCCACCATCGAGATGGTCTGCGCCGCCATCACAGGCGTGCCCATCCTCTACCTCGCCTTCAACAAACGCATCGTAGACGAGGCCATCAAACGAATGCCCTCTCACGTCGAGTGTCGCACACAGAACTCCGTCGGCCACCGAGTCTGGGGCCAAGCGACTGGGCGCCGGCTTGTCGTTGCAGCTGACAAGATGCGAACCATCGTCCGTGCCCTCATCAGCGAAATGCCGAAGGCTCATCAAGGCGCCTACTGGGATAATTTCTCCGACATCTTGAAGTGGCTTCAGCGGGCCAAACGAGACGGGTACGTGCCAGGCCGATGGGTCGGCCCCTGCCAGCCAGTCATGGACTGGGAGGAGTTCACCGACAGATACGACGACGATATGCCGCATCGTGGCATCTTGGACGACGCTCTCATGCGATCCATCAGCGCCGCTTACGAGGGCGGCATCGACTACGATGACCAGATCTACATGCCCGTCATCTTCGGCGGTCCCTGGCCCAAATTCCCGCTCGTTATCGTCGATGAGGCCCAAGACCTATCACCCCTCAACCATGCGATGCTCGAGAAGCTCGTCGCGAAACGCCTCATCGCCGTCGGCGATCCATGGCAGTCCATCTACGCTTTTCGCGGCGCTGTCTGTAACGGTATGTCAGCCCTGCACGAGCGCTTCTCCATGACCGACCTTCCTCTCTCCGTCACCTTCCGCGTTCCCAAGACAGGAGTCGAGCGTGCCCGATCCAGAGTACCGCATTTCGTTGCGGCCTTGGCTAATCCGATCGGCGAGGTCACGACCCTCACCGAGTGGTCCGCCGCCGACGTACCCGCCGAAGCCGCCATCATCTGCAGAAACAACGCCCCCCTCATCTCCTTGGCGTTCAAACTTCTGCGCAGCGGTCGCGCTATTAAGTTGGTGGGAATGGATATTGGTGCTGGCTTGGTCCGCACTTTGCGCAAGCTCGGCCCTCTCGATCTTCACGGTGTGGCGCTGACCACCGCCATCGACGACTGGACTGAGCACGAACTTCGCACTGCACGGCGTTCAACCGGCGCGGTCTACGACCGCCAGGAATGTCTCCACGCTCTCTGTGAGGGCCGCTCTTCACTTGGCGACGCCATCGCCAACGCAGAGGACTTGTTCCGCCGTGAAGGTCCAATACAGCTTCTCTCCGGCCACAAATCCAAGGGTCTTGAGTGGCCTGTCGTATTCCACCTCGATCCGTGGCGAATCCCCTCGAAATTCGCGCGCGCTGGCGAGGCGCTGGAACAGGAGTTGAACGTGAAATATGTGATCGAGACGCGGTTCAAAGAACGTCTGATACTAGTTGATCTAGAGGGGTGGCGAGCATGAGAGTAGTCATGAAATATCCTGTGGATGGACCTCCTGAAGAAGTAGATGAGGACATGAATCTTGCCCAGCTTCAAGCTTACGTCGGGGGCTACATAGAGATGCTACCGACTACTGTAGTCCGAAGAAGGTTAATCGTAAACGAGGACGGCATCTTTATGGACCTTGCTCCTAACCATCAGGCAACTGCTGTTGCCGCTCCGCAGCTGCTGATGAAAGATGGAGTAGTTCGCGGCAACGCGCTGTTGGTGAGACATGACGATTTTTGTTGACAACGTGTACACATTCGGGCATCATGTACCGGATGACAACATCGTACAGAGGACATCAGATGACCGCAATTACTATCCAGGGCTACAAGTTCGAGGTTCCCGAAGGCGTGATCGCTTCCATCGTCGTCGGCTATACCCTTCAGGAAGAAGGTGAGGTCCACGCGCTGCGCCAGACGAAGCTCGAAAACCTCCGCAATAACTTCGCGGCGAAGGTCAAGGCGAAGCTGAACGGCGCCGAGACTCTTCCCGACGACGATCTCGCTGCGCTCCAGTCCGAGTTCGGCGAATACGCGACCGCGTATAAATTCGGCCTCCGTGCTCCTGGCGAAGCCCGTCAGAAGCTCGATCCGGTCACCCGCGAGATGCTCAAGCTCGCGAAGGACGATTTCGCCAAGGCGTACTACGCCAAGTTCGGCGAGAAGGCCGACAAGGAACTCGTGGCTGCTCGTGGCGAGGAGCTGATGGACAAGCGGCGTGACGATTACCAGAAGCGCGCGCGCGCCATCCTGCGCCAACGCGAGCAGGTCGCGACGGACACTCTGGAGACCCTTGGTCTCTAGGGTTCGGCGGGGGTTTCCCCCAGGTTAACCCGTCGAGGGGCCAAGGCCCAACCCGGCCTTGGCCCCTAACGGAGGTTCACATGCCATCCAAATCTCCTAAGCAAGCCCGCCTTATGGCTGCTGCTGCCCACAATCCGTCCTTCGCCAAGAAAGTTGGCGTCCCCGCCAAAGTGGCGAAAGAGTTCAACCAGGCCGACAAGGGCACCGGCATCCTGCGCAAGAAGCGCAAGCGTGGCTAAACGCGGCCGTCCCCCAAAGGGCTTTACCGTTGACACTGACCTACCGGAGCTTCTTGAGATATGGAACCGCGCCACTGCCTCACCATCCGGCATCGCCATCCAATCCGCGCGGCCAAACCGCCTCGCACAGAAGCTGTACTACGCCCGGCGAGAGTGTGGCCACAACGCCTACGACAGCTGGACGATAGTTGAACAGGAGGATGAGGTATGGATACAACCGCGCTGAGGACTCCCTAATGGAACGCCTATCCCACCATCACATTCTCCTCTACCACGGCGACTTCGACCGCCTCTCCGAAATCTACCACATCAAGAAGCCCACAGTAGTTATCCGTGACCTCGTGCGTAAGCACATCGAGGCGGTTGAGGCAAGGCTCGCCGAGCGCGAAAATGCCGGCTGAACTACCTTATCCGTGGGAGATAATCCGGCGGAACTTTCGCCGTGAGGTAGACATAATCGTGCGCGGAAGTCTCATTGCAGTGTACCCTCCCCGTAAGCACCCGCAGAAGGCTATCATAGGCCGTCACTATAGGAGACCGCCATGCCCGACGAAGTATCCACCATTGCCGAACTCTACGCTCGCGACCCCTTTGAACTCTCAGCCCTCGACATCGACCGCCTCATCGAGTACTACAAGGCTCGCCGGAAAGAGTTCGCGCTGACCGGGAAGAGTGGTCCGCGGATCGAGAAGCCGAAAGCATCGCTCGATGATCTTGGCCTCTAGAAGGAGAACCCCGACATGGCTGATGACCTGCTTACAGAACTAATCAAGTTCGATTACTCCGAGATTCCAGAAGAGCGCCGACCCCAATTAGGAAATCATTGGCGCTGCAACGCTTGCGGGAAGTGTGCCGCAGATAAATATGGCATTATCGGGCCACATTCTTCTATGTGGGACGAAAGTTGCACGATGCACGCAGACGAAGTACCGCATCCCATAGGAGAACCCCGACGTGGCTGAATCCCCCTATCTCCCCGACGGCCGCCAGTGGGCATGGTCCGCATCCCACCTATCCCTCGCGAAAGACTGCTGGCGCAAATACTTCTACGCAACGCGGCTGAACCTGCAGCGCCGCGACCTATCGGTCGATCTGATCTTTGGCAAGCACTACGCGAAGGCGCTGGAGACGTACCACAAGCTACGCCTGATTGAAGGGCTCGATCATGATGACGCCCTCTACAACGTCGTTTTCAGGGCTCTGTGCGACACCGCCGGCTGGCAGCCCGAACACAACTTCAAGACCCGCGAGAACCTAATCCGATCCATCATTTGGTACCTCGAACAGTTCAAAGATGACCCATGCAAAACCGTGGTCTTGGCGGACGGTCGGCCCGCCGTCGAACTCCCCTTTCGCTTTCAGCTCACCGAGGATTACGTCTTGTGCGGGCATCTCGACCGTATCGTGGAGTATGCGGGTGGCTTATACGTCCAGGATCAGAAAACAACTGGCGCTACGTTGGGTGGGTATTACTTCAAACGCTACAATCCCGACGTACAAATGTCGCTCTACTCCGTAGCTGCGAAAGTAGTCTGGCACACCCCCGTACAAGGCGTTATGATCGACGCGGCTCAAATCGCTGTTGGTTTTACCCGATTCGAGCGCGGATTTTCTTACCGCACCGACGAACAACTCGACGAGTGGACAGCTGACACGTTGTACGTGATCGAGGATCAGGAACGCGCCCGCGACGCCGGATGGCCTATGAACGATGCAGCGTGCCAGAAGTATGGCGGCTGCCAGTTCCTCGAAGTGTGCTCGAAATCGCCGCAGGTCCGGAAGGACTTCCTGGCGACCGGGTTCGAAGAGAACGACTACTCACCATTGGAGGCCCGCTGATATGCAAAAGATAGAAATTGGTGATGGAGTCTCTATCGAGTTATTCTTTGACGGGGACGGAAAACGGGTGATTGGTAACTTCGTAGGTATTATCTGGACCCCTCCAGAAGGAGGCCGATCTTGGTTGAAAGTAAACGGGGACTGCGGTGATTGTGCTACCGACGAAGAAGCACTTGCGGAGTTACGCTAATGCCCTCTGCCGCCGATCACCAATCCGCCCACCTCCACAAAATCCTTTACATAGGAGATTCGGGCACCGGCAAAACCACCAGCCTCTTCTCCCTTCTCGCCCTCGACTACCAACTCCGCATCTTCGATTTCGACAACCTTCTCGACCCTCTCATCGCCCTCACACGCTCTCGCGCCCCAGAGCGCCTGAATCAAATCCAGTTCATGTCCTTCCGCGACAGCATGAAGGCGACCCCGATGGGGCCTATCATCGATGGGCAGCCCAAAGCCTTCATCGGCTCCTTGCAAGCCCTCGACAAGTGGGAGGACGGAACCAACCCCCAGGATTGGGGACCGAAACATGTCGCCGTGATTGACTCTCACACCACGCAAGCGCGCGCCGCCTACTTCTGGGCCCGTGGGATGCAGGGTGCGGCCGGGCTCCCCGAAGGCATCTCCTCCAAGGGAGTCGAGCCCCGCGCTATCTTCTTCACCGCCCAACAGGCCGTCATGAATTGCATCGCACTCCTGACCGGCGCGCAGTTCAATACCAACGTCATTGTGATAGCTCACATCAAGTACCTTGAGCACGGCGGGAACACGAAGGGCTATCCGCTGTCGGTTGGGACGGCGATCTCGCCTGAAATCCCGACCTACTTTCCATCGGTCGCCTTGGCGACGAAGTCCGCCTCCGGCAACCGTGTAATCCGCACGCGCTCTACCCTGATGATCGACCTCAAAGACCCCAAAACCTTCGATCCGACCTACGCAGATGAGCTGCCGATGGATACCGGCTTAGCGGAGATTTTCAAATAAGAAACCCCCGGCAACGCCGGTCCCTCTCACCAACGGAGTTTTCCATGCCCACCTTTGAAGAAATCGCCAACATGCCTGCGGCTGACATCAAGCCCCCGCCGCTCCTTCCTCCCGGTACCTACCTCGTCGGCATCATCGGTATCCCCGAACTCGTCAAATCCACCCAGAAACAGACCGATGGTGTCGCGTTCAAACTGAAGTTCTTTCAGGCCCGCGACGACGTGGACCGCACGGCCCTTGCCGCTACCCTCGAAGGAGGCGGGCGCGCCCTTACCGACTGCGAAATGACCGACACGTTTTGGGTCACTGACAAGTCGGCCTTCATGCTCAAGAACTTCCTCGTCGATGCAGTCGGAATCGACGACGGCAAGGGCAAGAAGCCGCTGAAGCAGATGTGGACGGAAGCAGCCGGACAGCAGTTCCTGGCCCACATCCGGCACCGCCCACGCACCGACGGCACCGGCCTGTACGCCGAAATCGACAGCCGCGCCAAGGCGGTTTAACACCAACGGTAGGGGGCGAAAGCCCCCTACCAGGGAGGTTCCATGCCTAGCGGCACCTTTTCATCCTGCCCTCTTGACTTCATCGCCATCCCGCCCCGACAGCGCCAACGGCCCAACCTCTTGGCCGGCCTCGACCGGCTCGCCGACTCCATATCCCGTCTCGGCCTTCTCCACCCCATCGTCATAACCCGCGAGCACGTCCTAATCGCCGGCGAGCGCCGTCTCGAAGCGTGCCGCTCTCTTGGCTGGACCAACATCCCGTTTCAGTACGCCGACGAAACCGATCCGCGACTGCTGAAGTGTATGGAACTCGAAGAGAACACGCGTCGCAAAGACCTCACATGGCAAGAGATCAACGACGCGATGGCCGAGGCATACGCGATCTACAAGGAACTCGAGCCCGAGGCGACGCAGACGCAAATCGCCGAGCGGATGGGGGAGGATCAAGGGAACCTGTCAGCTCACTTACTGGTGAAGGAGGAGCGAGCGCGCAATCCTGCACTCTCGCGCGAGGATACCTTTCGGACGGCGCGCGATCGTTCACAGGCAGCTGTGAAGCGGCGGGCCGCCGATGAGGATATGAACATTAATGGACCGTCCATGAATGGATATACACCCTCTGTGCTTTGCGAAAATTTTTTTAGCTGGGCTCCACAGTACAGCGGCCCAAAATTCAACCTCCTTCATTGCGATTTCCCCTACGGCATTGACTCCCAAAATTCGGCCCAAAACCCTTCCGGCTACGACGACAGCATGACGGTTTATATGGAACTCATGAAGTGCCTTGCCGTCAATCTAGACAACTTCTGCGCACCATCAGCCCATATGATTTTCTGGTTTTCGCCCGGCCGTTACTCCCTGGTATGGGAGAACCTTAAGCTCCTTGATGGCTTCGTTTGGGATGAAGTTCCGCTCGTTTGGTTCAAATCAGATAACGCTGGCATAATCCCCGATCTTCGACACCGACCACGCCGCGTGTACGAGACCGCCTTCTTTGGTTGGCGTGGAGGACGCGAACTCTTGCGCGTGCGCGCCAACATCTTCGCCGCCCCAACCGAACGTCAGAGGCATCCCCATGAAAAATCCGAAACAGCCCTCCAACACTTCTTCTCCATGTGCGTTGATTCCACAACAAGACTTCTCGATCCCACTTGCGGATCAGGTTCTGCGCTCCGTGCAGCGAAGAGTCTCGGGGCAAGCGCCGTCCTCGGACTCGAGCGAGACGCAGGTTATGCCGACGAGGCCCGTCGATCTCTCGTGGGCAGTGGGGGCGGACGATCGACTGGTGATGGTGAGGATTGGGGATCGGTCGAAGTGGATGACGCCTAAGGACGCAGTGCAGTTGGCGCACCGCATCCTCCGCGAAGCCGTCGTTATTCTGTGACCCGCATCGTCATCATCGGGGAAGCTTGGGGCCGTGATGAAGCGCCCCTGCGCCGCCCCTTCATCGGCGCATCAGGTCGCCTCCTCAACCAGCTTCTCGAAGAGGCCGGCCTTCTTCCCCTGGGCAGTGCCCGCCGCATTTCGCCCACTTACAGCAACTTCCTCCATCACGTCAGGGATGAAATCTATGACGCCGCAGGAATCTACCTTACGAACGTACTTAACCTCCATCCACCCGGAAACAAGATTGCCGATCTATGTGGTCCTCGATGGGGGAATCTTCCGCCTATCAGACCCGGCAAGTACCTACGTGAGGAATACACTCCTCACCTGGAAAGACTACAATCCGAACTTCATACTCACCAGCCCAATCTTATTCTCGGACTTGGAGCAACTAGCGTCTGGTTTGGTCTCGGCACTTCGCAGATCGGGCGCTTTCGAGGAGCAATTGCTCCCTCGAGTTATGGAAAGTTTCTTCCAACATATCATCCAGCGTTCTTGCTTCGCGGAGCCTGGGACCTCCGACCCGTCGTAATCCAAGACCTCTTCAAGGCCGCCTACGAGGCCGATTTCCCCGAGGTCCGGCGTCCCGCCCGTACCATCTACGTCCCCGAGACCCTTGACGAGATAGAGTTCTGTCTGCGCGAGTGCGCGACCGGCGACCGTATCTCCATTGATGTAGAGACGGTCGCCGACCAAATAACCTCCATCTCCTTCGCATGGTCGCCCACAGTATGCTGCGTCATTCCTATCTTCAAGGGCGGTTACTCGTATTGGCCTCATGATGAGCCCGCCGTCTGGCGTCTGATCGCGCGCTTTTGTGCGCTCCCTGCGCCGAAGGTCGGCCAGAACTTCATCTACGACATGCGGTTCTTATGGGAACGGTACGGTATCACGGTCTGTAACGTCGCCGACGATACAATGTTGTTGCACCACGCGCTGCAGCCTGAGCTCCAGAAAGGTCTAGCTTTCTTGGGCAGTATCTACACCAACGAACCTTCTTGGAAACCAAGCTACTCCAAGTCAGGGACGGTGAAACATGAAGATACCTGACACATTCACCCTTCAGGGGTTGATGGATGCCGAAATATGGTGCCGGGATCCACTCAACCTTAATCATTGGCTCACCGTAGTCGGTAAGAGAAAGGCAGGTCGCCGTGTCGAATACACCCCTCGTGATAGTCGAGAGCCCCTACAGCGGGGACGTTCCACGGAACATGGAGTACCTCCGAAAGTGTCTCCGTGACTGCATCATGCGAGGCGAGAGTCCTTACGCCTCACACGGCCTGATTCCCGGCGTCCTCGATGACGACATTCCCGCGGAACGTCAGCGCGGCATCGAAGCCGGCTACGCATGGTGGCAGGTCGCCGACAAGGTTGTGTTCTACACAGACCTCGGTTGGTCTCGGGGGATGACCGCCGCGATGGAGCGCCTCCAGCGCCAGCCGACCTTCATGCAGGACGGCTACCCGAAGCTACCGTTTGAGATAAGGAAGCTGCCATGACCATCTATTACGTCGGAGTTGACATTGCACCAGAATCTCAGTTTAGACTGTGGCATCACTTCGGCTCCTCAATCCGACACCCACATATCACCTTGGCTTATTCAAGGAAATGGTTTGAATACAAACCGGGTAGGTTCTATCCTTTAGTAATAGAACCTCCCTTCGAGCTAGAAATACTAAGGGACTTACAGGTACTACGCATGATCAACTCGCGTCTATCCGAGCGACATCTTGAGTTACGGGACAGTGGGGCGACATGGGACTTTGACGACTTTCGTATGCATCTTTCAATTTCTCCTGCAGGCATGATACATACTTCACGCATCCCAAATTTCCCCATAATAGCTATATCCGAATATTATCAGACTTGGCTCCCATGAAAATCATCCAGACCTCCGACCTCACCCCTTCCCGCTATACCGCCCTCTGGCAGGAGTTCGATGTCCGCAACGGCATCGACACGATGGTCACCTACGAAGTTCTCGAGGCTCTGCTCCCACAGCTAACCCCCGTTACGGCCGCGACCTACGCCTTCTCCCGTTCTTTGCAAGGCCCCATCCTCGAAATGAATATGCGCGGCCTCCGGGTTGATGAGGAGCGCCGCCAACAAGTTCTCCAAGAGTATCGTCTCGGCGTCGTCCGCCTCACCGATAACCTTAACCGCATCATCCGTGAGGGTATCGGCTGGCAGTTCGAGATAACCAAGAACCGCAAATACGGCTGGCCCTCCGATGACCAGCTCAAGACCCTGTTCTTCGACGTGCTCGGCATCCCCGAAATCCGCAAGCGCAACACGCAGGGCGAGATGACCCGTACGGTCGATCACGACGCCCTCGAAAAACTGGAAGGGTACTTCTATGCAGAGACTATCGTTCGACATATCATCTCTCTCCGAGAACTCGGGAAGAAGATTTCCTTCCTTTCAACTTCAATCGACTCCGATGGACGACTACGCACGAGCTTTAATATTGCAGGCACTACTACGGGACGACTTGCTTCTTCGTTTTCGGATTTCGGAACAGGAACTAACCTACAGAACGTGGAAAATCTCCTCCGATCCATCTTCGTCGCCGACCCAGGATACAAATTCTGCAACATCGACCTCGAACAATCTGACGCCCGAGCCGTCGGTGCTATCCATTGGAATCTGTTCCGCGATAGCCGCTATCTTGACGCTTGCGAATCAGGTGATCTTCACACTTCCACTGCCCGATCTGGATTTCCTGCGCTTAACTGGAGCGGCGATCGTCGCGCTGACCGGCAGCTTGCTGATACTAAGTTTTACCGTGAATTTAGCTATCGTGATGCTAGTAAGCGATTGGGTCATGGAACGAATTACCAAGGGCAACCCGACAAAATGGCCCGTGCCACCCACATCCCCCTCGCCAACATAGTTGCCTTTCAGCGTGCCTACCTCGCCCAGTTTCCTGCCTTCCCGTTGTGGTGGGAATGGGTAGAGCGTCAAGTCCGCGATGCCCGTCGCATCGTGTCGCTGACCGGCCGCCAGCGTTACTTCTTTGGACACCCGCGCGACCCCGAAACGATCCGCAAAGCCGTCGCGTATGAGCCTCAATGCGTCACCGCTGACGTGATCGACCGCGGCCTCCTCGACGTGTGGCGCGGCAATTTCTGCCAGCTCCTCCTTCAGGTCCACGACTCCATCCTGTTTCAGTTTCCTGCCGACCGCGAGGACGAGATTGTCCCGAAGGCATTGGCGCTCGTGGAGCAGACGTTCCGCTTAAAAGACGGCCGCGACTTCGTGATACCCGCAGAGGCCAAAGTTGGATGGAATTGGTCAGATTTTCGGTCTGACCAACCAGACCCCGACGCACTAAGGAAATTCAATGACACAGACAGACCGCGACTCCGCGCCAGAAAACCACAAAGTGTGCTTGACAGACTCGGAGCGTGCATTAGCTAAATTAGCTGCAGCCGTAATAAGTTGGCATGGCGGAGTAATGACCTTTGCCCAATATGACGAAGCTATGTATAAAATAATGTATTTTGCCCCGCTGAACTGGGTATACGGTTGGGGTAACAGTACACTCCATAAAATGAATAATGATAAGCTGTGTGTTTTTGCTGCGTGTGCGATGAATCTCGTCACTCAACGAGGTTTTGTATATAGAATTGTTGAATAAAATGTCGGTCTATGTGTTACCCGTCGCACGAGAAGGCCGGAAACTTAAGTCATGGATCGCTGGCTTTCTTGAACTGACCGAGCCCCTGTGGTCTACCGAACCGTTCCGGTTGTGGGCCGCCATATCGGCGGTTGGCGGTGCGCTAGAGCGCAAGGTGTGGATACGGTCACAGGGTCGCAACATATTCCCTAACCTCTACGTCTTTCTTGTCGGCCCTCCAGGCTCCGGAAAAACCCTCGCCGTAGACGTATGCTCTGATTTGTGGGCCATGCTGCCCGACCACAAGCTCGCCCCTGTTAGCCTTTCCAAAGCATCCTTGATGGACGAGGTAGCCGCCGCCAGCCGCATAGAACCACAGCTCGATCCATCCTCTTTCAACAGCCTTCTCGTCGCATCCAAGGAACTCGGTGCCCTAATCCCCAACTACGACTCCGACTTCTTGAACGCCCTTACATTCCTCTACGACTGTATCAAGTACGACGAGAAGCGGCGCGGCAACAAAGAGTACCTCATCATCGAGCGCCCTCAGATAAATCTCATCGGATGCACAACACCGAGTTACCTCCTCGACACGATGCCTGCCGGTGCTTGGGATCAAGGCTTCTTAGCCCGCGTCATTCTCGTTTACAAAGACATCGTAGGGGAACGCAAGCTCAACCTTGACGAGGAAGAAACCCAAGTCAACTCCTCACTGATGCGCGCCCTTGAGCACGACATTCAAACGATCGGTAATCTAGTCGGCAAAATGAAGTTCACGTCTGAGGCAGCGCGGCGGATTAGTGACTGGGCTGATGACAAAGAGGGCCGTCCAGCTCACCCTCGTCTCCAGCACTATGTCACGCGCCGCCCCGTTCACGCTATCAAACTCTCGATAATCGCGTCAGCTGATCGCGGCAACGATCTCCTCATCACAGTCGAGGACGTGAACGCCGCGATTGACTGGCTCACCGCCGCTGAGATCGAGATGCCAAACCTATTCCTGGCAATGAAAACTGGCGGTGACGCTAACGTGGTCGCCGAGCTTATGCACTACTGCATGAACCTTCACGTCCGCGCGGAACAGGGCGCAGTCCCGATGCACTATCTTTATGAGTTCTTGCAGAACCGCGTCCCGTCATACCGAGTAAATGCTATCATTGATATGATGGTAAGATCGGGCTCGATCAAGATAGATGTTGAGAAGGGTGTGTCGATGGTGACACCAAGGCCGACGATCTACTGAAACGCCTGCTCTTTCAGCTTTACCGCTTTCGCCACTATATCGTTATCACTTCCGATGCTCTGCATCGCAATTTGCTTCCGCGTCGCGCTCCGCGCTTCTCCAATCAGACGATCAATTTCTTTAAGCTGCACGCCACGCGGTTGCCCCTGCAGTTGCTCCCGCACCGCATCAAGAAGCTGTTTCGATAACCGACCAGACTGTTGTTGCAGATCATGATACTGTAACTCTGTCAGCCTTACGCCCCATATAGAGCGATCAACTCTCCCCGGCCCCACTTGAATCCTATTCAACCACTGTGCTGTCGGGTCATTGTGCCAGCGAAGCTCTGGCATAAACCCGCCATAAATCCCACGCGATGGAATATCTTCTCCGAACATATCTACCCTGTTAGGTATGTCCCAACTCGCCACCGGAATCCTTGCCCGAATGTTATCGAAGATACCCTCGATTCCAGGCGATACATCTTTTGAGTATGGATCAATAATGTGTCGATTAGTCTGTCCGAGAAATGAACTGTACGGAACAAAACCTGCCGCAAAGCCTGTGAGCCAGCGCGCTCCATGCCTTCCAGGGTCCGAGATAGCATCGTTAAGTGAGGTCATGTCAGTAAAGAACGATTCGTCCAGCGTTGCACGGGCAACCGCTTTTACGTAGCTCGCTGCTAAAGCAGCGCCGTCCTTTTCATCCCAATAATGATGCGTCTCAAAAAGATCCGCGCCGAACTGCAACAGCTTACCCGGAGGTCCAAGCCCCTGATAAGGCACCGACAAGTTACCTATCGTGACACTATAGGGCTGGTGGGTTAACAACCAGCTACTTCGTGCTTTCGGATCGGTTGGACCATACCCAGTAGTAATCCCTGTCGCAGCAAACCCAACGCCCGCACCGAGCAGACTCAACCCCAGTACCTGCTTCCCCGCCGCTTCATCGAACGCCGCGCCACCCTCCCGCATCAGCAGTTGTCCGCGAACCTCCGGACTGAGCAACCCAAGCGGCGTCCGCTTCACAAAGGTCTCCCGTTGTATCTCTACCCCAATCTTAATGAATGGGAAGAACAGCTTCGCTAGTGGATAGTTGTCAGTCGCGCGGCTGATCGCCGCAAGTGGTCCTGTGAAGCTACTACGCCGCTGGAACATTTCAGTGTCGGCGCGGTCCGCCGCATTCTGCATCATCTCGTCGGGCGGACTCGAGATCAGCTTCGCGATGCGCCCAGTAAGTTCGTCGCCACTTAAACCCTCAGCCATCGCCTGCCGCGTGGCAAGCCGCCGCAGAAACTGTTCATAAAACACAACGCGTGAGAACTGATGAATCGCCGCCACACTACGGCCGGGCAGTCCTACAGCATTGTCTATAGCTGCGGGTATCAGTGGTTGGTATGTTCCCCAAGGATTTGTATAGAGTTTCTGCCCTGGCAGAGGTAGCTGCTGACCAGCCTTAAAAGCATCTAACGCTGGGCGAAACGCTGCTGGTGTGCCGTACATCAAGCCGTCTAACGAAGCTCCTACTTCCTTCCAGTAAACCCTATCAGGGTCTGTCATAACAAGACTACGCGCCGACCCAATCGCCGCCTGTGTAGCTGTTTCTACAGGCATAAGTGCCGATCGAAGCTGATTTCCGAGCACATAAACCGCATGTGTAAATGGCCCTGAGATAAGTGCATTGGTATAGTAATACACTAGCGCACGAGATATACGTTGGTTTTTAGTCGCTTGTACGAATCGACTAACCTGTGAGGGCGTCTGCAGATTCCTTCCCAGCGCCGCCATCTGCATCAGCTGGTCATACGACCGCCCCGTATTTTCCTTCAACAGTGTATTGAGCGCATCCACATCGGTCTCTTTCGAGACCTTGCTCAGCAGTTGAAAGGCGTGACCAGCACGTCCCCACTCAGCCGTCGCTTGTGCCACTTTACCCTGAATCATTTCGTGTCGGGCGATAGCCTTTGCCAGCTCTACCACATCGCCACCCTCAGCGGCCGCCGCCATCATGTTCTTTACCTGCGAGGCACTCTCCACCAAAAGCATCCGAGCCGCCACAATTTCTTCCGCCGTGAACGCATCCCCTACCTTCTTTGCATCGAGAAACGAGGCGTCAATCCCCAACGCGTCGGCCAAATCCAACAGCTGCCCATCGCTTACTACGCCGCGCCTCTCCGTTTGGTAGTCGCTGTTGTAGCGTGCGGCGTCCCTGATTGCTTGGTCAACGTCGGCGGGGGCGTCGAGGAGGTCGAGTCGGATATTCCCGGCCTTGTCGACGGCTCTTGAACCGCCATCAATGAACCCTTCGTTTGGTCCGCCGCTTGGCTTGCCTTCAGCCTTAAAAGTAGCTCCGCTTGGGACGATCTCTGTAGGTTGTGCAGCAGGTTCCTCTCCCACGGCGATACTGCTGGGTCCAGCGCCGCTTGACTTACCCACGCCAGCTCCTGCTTCACCGCTTGGAGTCTCTCCTCCGGACTTGGGCCGCCCAGCATTTCGGGAGGCTCTAGCTCTACGTCGGGCATTCTGAATCTCCATCGAAAGGATTTGACTTACCTGTTCCCGCTCCGCAGCAATCTCATCAGCCTTTGCCAGGGCGTCCTCGGGGCGCGCGGCGGCAAGGTCAGCCTCATGAACGTCAGCGAAGTTCTGTGCCACTTCTCGTTCCGGTGCGACAACTGTCTCTGAGCGCGGCGTTGCCAGAAGGCGATCATAGACGCCTCGTATCTCGTCGCTGATCGGCGCGCGCAGTCGCGCCACTGTCTGGTAGATAGACGTGAGCCAGTCACGGAACTTTGCGAACACTCCCGCAAGGCGCGCTGTCGGCGCAACGCCTTCCATCATGTACCGCTCAAATCCACGTGCAAACAGTTCATGGTTCGCACGCGATGGCCGGTCGCCCCGAATTTGAAGCCACGCCTTCACGGCGTTCACGTCAGCAACCAGGTCGGCTGGAGCCTGTGGATGCTGTGCATCCCGCATAAACTCCTCGAACCAACCATGTGCTGTCTCGTGTAGAAACGTCGAGGCATCAGCATCCTGCATCAGGCGCATCGTGTTCGTCGATAGCGTCAGCGCACCGCGATGAGCACCTTCTGCTGCCTGAATGGTCGGGGCGTCGCGATCATAGAGAGCGCGCGCACTACCAAGAGCACCCTGGAACCGCGCAGCACGCGCCTCATAATGGGCCTGTACCAGCGCCGCTGCGGCGCGCGCCTCTTCGGCAGGACGGCCCGCTGCCTGGAGGTCGCGTGCCACTTCGGCGGCGATGGTGGGACGACGCTGTAGAAGGTTGAGGACGTTGGGAGGCTCGGCTTCTGTTGTGGTAGCTGTCGGTGCCGATATAGGTTCGGATAGAGGTGCCGGCTCGAGAGCCGCTTGGGGCGGTTCCGGCATCGCCGCCCGTGCGTCACGGTACGCGGTGGACACGTCCGGTGCCATGTCACGCATCCGCGCATCCACCGCCATCATGTCGCGCCGTACGGCGGCCATTTCCGGGGTATCCGGCCCGCGCATGAACGCATCCAGATCGCCTCGGATTTCATCGAGGCGACTCGCCGTGCGCTTCGTTAACCGACTTTCAACTCCATTCACCTTCCCTAAGATAGTGTCGATCTCCTGCTGTGCCGCTACAGCACGTGGATCATTAGCCTTTGCCGTCTCCAATTGCTGTCGAAACGCCTCTTTCTGCTGCACCAACGGATCGTACTCAGCGAATACATCCGGTGCAATGCGCCGCGCCGCCTCATATACGTCTACAGGCGGCGGCAGTGGCGCAGCTAACTCTGGTGATGCAACTATCGGATCAGCTGTCTCAGCCGCAATCACGCGTTGTGTAGGAGATTCAACCTGCGTCGGTGTAAGACTTTGCCGTGCCGCCTCGTTAGGCGTCGGACCAGGAATCCGCTCGTTTGTGATTCCGAAGTCATGAGCACGCTCGACGTGAGGTATTTGGATGGGCAGGCCTGTGAAGTGTCCAGCGGGAAAAGCCTCCATGCCGGCGGCGGCCACGCCGCCTATGACGGCCTCAGGTCCACCAGTCGCCGCCAGTCCTCGCGCGAGTGCATAAGGTGTCCGCATCAGGAAATCTGTCATGAGCGCGGTGCTGCGCATCAGTCCTTCATTGAACAGTCTGAACGGTTCCGTGATGGCGCTTTTGTACTGTGTTGTTTGCTGTGCGCTCAGCGCTTTCTCCAGTTCCGGCGACAGCTCACCGAGCGGCTTCGTCCCCCAGCCCTCCTTGAAACCCTGCCCGAACTGATCGAGCAGCTTGCCCTGCAGACCATGTTGCAGATAATCCTCATAGAACTGCCCACCGATTTGCTGCGCCTCATTCAGCTCTTTTGGCCCAAGAATTTCTTCTATAGTCGGCTTCGTTGGCGGCGCGCCGAGTATGTCTTGAACGTCAGCCATCAGCGCACCGGAGCCTGTACGGCAGGAGACTCACGTGTATCTGTATATCCGCGTCTCTTAAGTTCAGCAGCGGCCGCGTCGTAGGGTACTTTCCCTGAACGAACATGCTGTGCCAGGTCGCTATCTGTCAATTTTGTAATATCTAGTCCTGTCGCCGCCGCCGCTTGCGGTTTAATCGGTGGCATAAACTCCTTTAACGATTCAGGTCCACCTAAGAAATCGGGGCTTTTCGAGTTGAACAGATCGTTCGGATTCTTCCCCGCCTTCTGGTACTCGTCAATCTTTTCATTCATATTCTGAATGAAGTTGTAAAGTCGGGTCTTACGCTGTGGATCAATCAGGCCTGCTGCTTGTCCGAAATCAGGCCCAAGTATCTGCGGCTCGAACAGCTTTACAAATTCCTTCTTCCGTTCCCCTAACGTTTCATTGCCAGCTGACCGCTGATCCCGAAACTGTTTTACAGCCCAGTCATGATCCGTTCGCGTTATTTGCTGTCCTACGTAGGCATCACGCAGAGGTTGTTCTGTAGTGATTTTGTCTGGTGACCCATCGGGTGCTGACATGCGCCTGTAGAGATCGACCACGTTGGCCTTAGACACCTGTGCTGCCGGGTCGGCTGCTCCCTCTCGGTTTAAGAACCCGACCATTGTACGCTTGGCTTGCGGTGTCATATAGGCATCTTTGAGAATCTCCTCTGTAGTGGGCGGGTTTGGCGATCCCGGATACATACGCTGCATATAGTTATCTTCTTGCTTATCGCTCGCAGCTTTTTGGGCCTCATTATGCAGCCGCAACATACGCTGCTGATTTTGCCACAGTAAATTGTACTGTTTGCGTGCCTCCTTAACACCAAGCTGTCTCGTCACTAAATCATCGGCCGGGACAGTATCCATGATATGTTGCAGCGCTTTCGCCATACCAGGTACCTGTTCATCAGGTGCCTCCCCCGGTTCCAGATCAGGCATTGGAAAGTTCACTTTTGGAAGGGGCTCGGGAGCTATTAACTGATCAGGACCAGCGGCGACTTGTATAGGGGTTACCGACGGCGATGGCCCTACCGCCTCTGGCGTACCCATCAGCTTCCTTGCCCAGGCAAGGTAGCCACGCCGCTGTCCGGGCGCATGTCCTTGATACCGCTCGAACCCTTCCGTAAGAGCATCCATAGCCTGCTCAGCATTATTTGTCTTAGTTATCCCCGGCAAATACTCCTCAGCACGCTTCATCAGATACCGCACTTGATCCACGGTTGCGTGACTATCTCCGAAGTCTTTCCTATAGCCGGGCAGTTCGCCGCCAACATTCATCTGCCAATGCCCATAACTTTCTTCTGGCGCTTCCGCTGTACCCCAAGCCTGTTGCCATTCCTTAGAGAATCCACCTTCAGCGAGCCCGTGCGCCATCGCGGCCTCTATGAAAGCCTGGCTAGCACCCTGTTTGTTAAACTCGGCTATAGCCACAGGCGCCAATGGTCCCCACTTACCACTACCACGCGGCGAGCCATAAGGCTTACCTTCAAAATCACCGTTCGGCCCCGCAAGTCCCGCCGCTATCTTACCACGCTGTTCTGATGCCTGCGCCCGATAAGTACGATAGAGTTGATTCGCCTCATCCCCTGTTAGAGCATCCACGTTCTTGTTGACGTATTCCAAGGCGGCGAAGGGATTTTTCTGCGCGATGTTCTCAGCCTTCATCTTCACATAGTCGCCACGGATTTTCTGCTGCATTGCGTTGACTGCATCAGGGCTATTCTGCGTTCCTTTGAGACGCAGCTCTTCCACCCCGGCATCCATCTGCTTAGCGATGTATGCGCTTTCGGCTGCCGAATCATCGGTTGCAATCGCTTGTGCAAGTCCTGTTGTGGCGTTCTGATATTTTGCCTTATTAGTCTCGCCCTGATATACTTTGAACTGTTGATCGTAATGCCTACCAGCCTCTTCCAGTGCAAAGGCGTGTAATCGTCGTGTTTCGGCGTCAAATTGTACCTTTTGCCGAGGGTTCTGTAGAGTGCTACGTATATCATCTCGTAACTTTGATAACGCAGTAGATACTTCAGGAAAAGCCTTTATGGCATCTTCTCCGCTTTTTCCCATAAATCCGGTATCACCGGTTTCTGGATCGCCGGTAAATAGCTTGGTTTTGCCCTCCATATATTTATTAGATGCTACGTCCGACGCTACTTGGTTTGTAAGTTCCTGTCGGCGGATAACCTCCGCCGACAGCGTATCCGCCGCCGCCCCTACGGTGCGACCGAGTTGGCTCTCCGCCGTACCTATCTGCGCACCAAAGGCTTCAGGGCGCGCTTGAATATCCTGATACCTTGACGGAACTCCGACGTTGGGTTCTACAGACGGTATCGGGTTGTATGGGAGACTTCCAGCGAGTACGGGCATCAGAACACATTCACCCCTTCTGTCTGGTATCGCAGCCACTTATCCGAGAACGACGACGCGCCACCAAGCAGCGAACTGCCCGCCCCGAGCACCCCTGCTGTCGTAGCGTTCTTCGCTGTCATGGTATCAAGCTGCGATTGTGCCTCAAAGTTTGATGCCGCTGCTGTGTAGGATCGCGTCTGCGCGAGCGCGTTGGACATCACCGTTTCGGTATCGAGTCGTCCAACGTTCGCAGCTCCTTCCCGCACCGTCACAGGCGATCCTACTCCTGTGTCGATCCCACTCGCCCCTTGCCCGGCCTCAATAGCGCCAAGAACCGCTTTGTTCTTCATATCCTGGCGTTGCGCACCCACGCCGCCAGCCGCCGCCGAGTATTGTGCGTTCTGTTGCGCGATTATCTCGTTATTGCGCGCAACGCCGGCCTGATACCGCGCCGCGTTGGATTGGGCTATCCCGGACGTAACAGCCCCAACAGCGCCCACTATGCCGCTTACAGCAGACCCAACTAAACTCAGTGCGGGCGCAAATGCCATCCACATTACTCCAGATGAAACGTCATGAGCCCATCTTGCGGAGCATCAAGACTAAACCCAAGCCACTCCAACCACCTAACTGAACACTCAAAATCTACCAACACGACCCCGTGCAGGCTCTT